GTTTTAGGAGGAATAATAAATGTATTAAGGTCTATTCCTTTTATTATACTGATGATCATAGTCTTTCCCATTTCAAAACTAATAGTCGGGAAAACTATAGGTACTACTGCAACTATTGTGCCCCTTTCCATAGCCGCTGCCCCTTTTGTTGCCAGGGTTATGGAGAGTAGTCTTAAGGAAACGCCAAAGGGTGTAATTGAATCCAGCCTTGCTATGGGAGCTACCGTTCCCCAAATTGTATTAAAGGTTTTAATACCGGAATCACTTCCATCTATTGTTTCAGGTATAACCCTTACTATAATAAATCTAATTGGATATTCAGCCATGGCCGGCGCTATAGGAGGAGGTGGTTTAGGCAATTTAGCTATCCGCTTTGGACTATATAGTCGCAAAACAGATATAATGATAGCTTCTATTTTACTAATTATACTTTTAGTTCCAACATTCCTTCAACGGGTAGTACATTCAACGTATTCTTTGATAAGTATGGCGAAACTAGTTCTAGTCCAATAAATGGTGTGGATAGTGACAACCCTAGAACAGTTAATAGTGGTCTTATGGGGGAATTACAGGTAGTGGTTAGAAACACTTATTTGACAGGTTTATATAATAGAGAGTATCAGTGTAAATTGGAAGAGGGTAGTGTAGTTACTGATTGGACTGATAATCCTGAAGATAGACCTAAGTGGTTCTACCCTATGTTAGATTATGGAGGAAGTATGGGTGCTTACGACTACTCAACATTAATCTACCCTTTTAGATTAGACACATTAAGACCTGCTATATTTGTATTAGAATACCTCAGAGCTATCTTTAGAGGCTTTAGAATTAATTCTAATGGTAGATGGTCACAGTTAGAAGATGATGGCGTTACACCTCTATCCTTATTCAGATTAGAAAGTGATTTATCTACACAGGAATGGTTTAAAAGATTATACATACCTCATAATGATGTTAGGTGGACTAAAAAGATTAAAGGAGTATCTGATGGTGGGTTTACTGATGTATTATACAGAGCTAACTTAACTACACCTGCTTTAACTAGTGCTAATATTGATACTCAGGGTTTTCGTATTGCTCATACTACTTTCTCTACAGGAGTAGCTAGCCCGTACTTTAGTTTAGTTCCTAAAACAACAGGAGGTACTAGAGTTAATGGAAAGGATGTAACTGCTATTAGGGTTAAATCTCCTATGAAAGCTACTATAAGGATTACAGGTAGTGTTATAAAAACGGCAGGTTCAGGTGAAGCGGAATTATTTATAGCTAAACTAAGAGTAAATGATAATGAGCTAACCTCTGAGAATTTTTTAAATAAACAATCTATAGGTTCTAGGAATGCAGCTGGAACTTCTACAATAGATTTAGTTATTAATAACACTGAGATAGATGGTGATTTATATATTGGTATAAGAAGTAGTAATGATAGTATAAACTATACTATTAGTGGATTACAGATTAGAATTATAGGTAACGGAAGTGAAGAGGGAAATGACGTAGTGGTTCAGTATAATGATACTTTCAATCTGTTTGATGCTATACCAAAGAATGTATCTATCAGAGAGTTTTTAAAGAACATTATGCTGATGTTCAACCTCTACATTATAGTAGATAATGAGGATGATACACTGCTTAGGTTATATACTTTTGACCAATTCTATAATAAAGTATTAAACTTAGATAAAAGTGTAGCTTTAGATTGGACTAAAAAGATTGATTGGAGTTCTTACTCTATTAATACTAACATAAACTTACCTAGAGGTTATACTTATAAGTACAAAGATGATAACGACATTATGAATGTAACTTATAAGAGGCTTTGGAATGAAACTTATGGTAGTAGGAGTGTATTAGATTCTAGTGGATTAGTAGATGCTAGAACTATTGAACTTATGTTTTCTCCAACTATTAACTTTAGGTGGAAAGGTTCTTTTGAGTTACCTGTACTTTATGAGTCAGATAACTTAGGGGATTTTGTTAAAAAACAGATGAAAACTAATCTTAGAATACTCTACTACTCAGGAACTTTAGATGTAACAGGTAGTAATAGCGGAACTTTCTTTTTATTAGATGAGAATGGTGAGCCAATATACGATGGAGCTAATCCAGTTGCATTTTCTAAATTCCCTTACAGTAGTATGAACTTATACACTTTAAAAGAAGTTAATGGTGTAATAGATAAGGATGATATAATAGCTACTTTAGTGTTTGGCATACCTGCTCAAAGTTGGTCTACTGATACTTTAATGCCTGAAGATGATGAACTAACTCTTTATAAGAAGCACTATGAGAATCAGATTAAAGAGCTTACTGATGTTAATTTAGTGGTTGTAGAAGCTAAAGCGTACTTAAACGAGTCTGATATAAACAGATTAGATTTTAGGTTACCTATCTATCTACAATCTCCTTATGGGAGTGCATACTTTAAGCTACTAAGAGTTGAATATAATAATGCTAATACACCTTCAACTGTAAGACTTCAAAAGATAGTTCTACCTGACACTAACATTAAATAAGTTTTAATATCATCTATATTACTCTATACATATCATACATACATTCTTATCTCTCTATATATATTTCTCCTATGATGGGAATTTTTGAGTAATAAAAAGTAACACATACATTTACTATTTAGATATAGTTTAAAATTAATAGATAACAACAATGGCTGAAAATAACAATCAAAAAGAGGTATTATTAAAGGTAACCTCAGACACCTCAGAAGCTACTAGTGGTTTAGAAGAAGTAAGAGGTAAGATAGAACAGGCTAATAAATCAGCTAGAGAACTCTCTAGGGTTGATTATGGCTCTATGTCTGTAAAAGAGCTTAAAGAGGAGTTGGATAAGGCAGAGATGTCTATGGAGCAATTAGCAAAGAGTGGTAATGCTACTGAGGCATCTTTGAGAGTGATAGGCAACAGGGTAGATGAGATTAGCGGAGCTTTAAGAGGGATTCAGGCGCAGAAGTCCTTTGAGACGTTTAAAGGCTCTATTATGGCTAGTACAGGAGCCGTAGAAGCCTTAGAGGGGGCTATGGTAGCCTTAGGTTTTGAGAATGAGGAATTTGAGAAAACCGTTCAGAGACTTATGGGTATCCGAGCTTTTAAAGATGGTATTGAAGATGTCTTTGAATACGGTAAAGCTATGAAAGGGTTAATAACCTCTACTAATGGTGCTGTATCTGCTACTAAAGTATTGAGAGTAGGTTTATCAGGGCTAGGTATTGGGTTGTTGGTAACTGCTGTATCATATCTAATAGAGCATTGGGATAGCTTCAAACAAACTATCTTAGAAACCTTCCCTGAGCTTAATAAGTTGAGTGGGTGGTTTAGCAATATCAAACCTATTATGATGGGTGTAGGTAACGCTGTAGTACAGTTTGTGATACAACCTATCAGAAGCCTAGTAGACGCTATTAAGGCTTTAACCAAAGGAGAATTTAAGAAAGCAGGTGAGTCTATAATAGATGTATTTAATCCCGTAAAAAGATATAAAGATGTAGTAGCAGGATTTAAAAAAGGATATGCTGATGAAATAGTTAGAGCTAATGCTGAGAAAGATAAGAAAGTTGAGGACTCTGTTAAAAAGAGAGTTAATTCTACCAATAAAGCTGTAGATAAAGCTGTAGAAGCTGAGAAGAAGGCTTTAGATGAACTTAATAGATATATAGAGGAGGCTGAAAGGGATATACTAAGAAGTCAAATAGAAGCTAGAGAATTTGATTTAAGAGACGTTAGAGCTAAGTACGCTGAAAGAATAGCTTTGGCAGAGAAATTAGGTAAAGATACTACTGCTTTAGTAGAGGCTCAGAGATTAGCTGAGAAAGAGATTAATGACAGATACGATAAAATTGAATTAGATAATGCGGAAAAATTAGCTAAGGAGAAAGTAGAGGCTGAGAGGAAAGCTAAACAGGATGCACTATCTTCAGCTACTCTTAGGGGAGAAACTAATGTACTTAACGCAGAGATTGCAGATGACGGTTCTGTAGAAAGTGTTAATAGGGTAACAGAAGCTAGATTAGAAGCTCTTAGAATGAGATATGAAGCAGAGAGAGAGTTATATATTGACGACAAAGAAAAGTTGGCTAACCTAACTGCTAAGTATGAAAGTGATAGAACTAAGGTTGAGAAAGAAGGAGCTGAGGCTAGAATTAGAATAGCTGAAGCTGAAAAGGAGGCTAAATTAGCTACTTATGATGCGGTAGGTAAAGGTCTAGGAGTACTATCCCAATTAGCAGGTGAGTCAACAGTCGCAGGTAAGGCTCTAGGTGTAGCGAGTGCTACTATAGATACCTATGTAGGTGCTAACAAAGCATTAGCTCAGGGAGGATTTGCAGGTATTGCTATGGCGGCTTCTGTGATTGCTACAGGTCTATTAAACGTTAAAAAGATTCTTAGCACTAAAATAGAAGGAGTTAAAGGAGATGGTGCTTCAGTAGGTGCTTCATCTACTAGAGGTATGGGTGTTTCAACAATAAGTGCTCCTGTAATTAACACTACTATCCTTAATAGAGGAGAAACAGAAGACTTAAACAGCTTAGGTAGTAACGATGCTAATCCACTTACTACAACCCCTATAAGGGCATATATAGTATCTTCTGATTTGTCTAAGGATGAGGATAAACGTAAGTTAGATGAAAAGCTAAGCACATTTTAATTATACATTAACAAATCATAGGGGGGAGATAAACTCTCCCTTTTATTAAACAACAATAAAATTACAACTATAATGATTAAGGAACTTCCAGTATACAATATCTTTGTAGATGAGGAACAGGATTTAGAAGTAGATAAAGTGTCTATTGTAAATAGTCCTGCTGTAGAATCTTTCTTTTTGAAGTTTAAAAAGGATTCTAAAACTAAATTGAGTTTATCTACTGATGATAAGAAAGAGTTGTTAGGCGTAGCTTTAATTCCTGATTTACCTATTTATAGGAATGTAGGAGGCGAGGAGTTTTATGTAATTTTTAGTAAAGAGACTATTAAGAATATAGCTATGAACCTCTTCAAAAAAGGTTACCATACTAAAATGAACGTAGAGCATACTGACGAGGACGCAGACAGCTTTATTTACCAATCTTATATAGTAGATAGGGATTTAGGTATAATGCCTCCTAAAGGTTTAGAAGATACTCCTGACGGCAGTTGGGTTATCGGAGTTAAGGTGAACTCTGACTCTTTATGGCAGGATATTAAGGATGGTAAAAGAAACGGTTTCTCTGTAGAAGGTTTATTTGGATTAGAGAAGATAGAAGCTCAGTTTAAGGCTAATAATAAACCTGTTAAGAACTACACTACCTTAGAAGATTTAAAAGCATTTGAACAATCTTCAAAACACCTATTAGCACTATTAGAGAAGATGTGTAAATAATGGTTATTATACATTAACAATATATAAGAAAATAAACTAAAGTTTAATAAATAATAAATTTAAAAATGAATAAATCAAATCTACTGAAAGAGGCTACTGCAACATTGAAAGCATTGTTCAGTTCTGTAGCTAAGTTAAGTCTTTCTCAATTTGAAGATTCTGACGGTAATGTTTATCAGTATTCAGTTTTAGAAGTTGGCGCAGAAGTATTTATTGCTACTGCTGAGGGTTCAGAACTAGCTCCTGATGGAGTGTATAAAGTAGATGAACTTACAACTATTAAAGTTGAAGACGGTAAAATCACTGAGGTTATCAAAGAGGAGAAAGAAGTTGTTGATGGTGAGGAAATCATCGTAGAAGCAGAAGACTTCAAAGGGCAATTAAGAAACAAATTGAAAGCTACTGGTAAGTTTGAAGATGCCGAGTTGGATGCAATCTTAGAAGAGATTGTATACGCTCCTGAGGTATTGGAGGAGAAAGTAGAAGAAGTTGCTGAAACAGAAGATGAGGCTGAATTACTTCATACTTTAGTAGAAGGCGTAACTGCTCTTATTGAAGAAGTAAAAGAAGTTAAAGCTGACTTAGAAGAGGCAGAAGCTAAGGTTGAAGTATTAGAGGAGGCTTTCTCAGCTATGTCTAAACAACCTGCTAAAGATTCTAAACTTCCTAAATCAGTTTCTAGTATACTAGAGCCAAATAAAGATGCTAACTTCAAAGAGTTGCAATCTATCTTCTCTAGTATGAGCAAAAAATAACAAAATTATACATTAACAGTATAAGAGATAACTAATTAAAAACTAAATTTAAAAAAAATAATACAATGGCACTAAATCTTTCAGGATTAACTGATTATGTAAATCAAAACTCACGAGAGTTTGTAACTCGTGCAATCACTGATAACGACACTGTACAGTACCTTAACTCAATTGGTGCTTTACGAGTAGGTGTAAAAGGAAAAGAAGCAGTTCAAATTTTGGACGCTGATGTAAATATTCAATCTAACGATAACTGTGGTCGTACTCCTTCAGGAGATACTTCTTTCACACAGGTAATCTTAGAAGTTGTTCCTTTGGCTGACTTCCAAAACTACTGTCCTAAGGCTTTTGAGAAAAAGTGGATGTCTCAATACCTTACTAAAGGTCAACACTATACTGACTTATTGTTTGCTGAGGAGATGATGAATGTCCGTGCTTCTAAATTAGCTCGTGCTAACGAGAAATTGATTTGGCAGGGAGATACTGATTCAGCTGACACTAACCTTAATAAGTTTGATGGAGTGTTGAAGCAATTAGATGACGCAGGTGTAACTGCTGTAGACCTTTCAGCTGAAACTGATATTGTTGCTCAATTGCAGGCAATGGTTGCAGGTGCTGATGCTGACTTAGTAGCTTCAGGTGATTACACTATCTTCTTAGGAAAAGACAAAGCTGTAGCTTACCAAATTGCTTTAGCTAACAAAAACCTTTTCCGTGAAGGAGACCCTCTTAAAGTATACGGTACTGATATTGCTATCGTTGGTGTAGCAGGTTTGAATGGTACAGGTTTAGCAGTAGCAGGACGTGGTAGTCACTTAATCGTAGGTACTGACCTTATTTCTGATATGGATACTGCTACTTTGGAGTACTCTGTAGAAACTAAGCAGTTCTATATGGACTTTCAATGGGCTTTGGGTGTGACTTTAGCATTCCCTGATGACTTTGCATTGTACCAATTAGATGCAACAGCTGAAGACCCTGAAGAAGAGGAATAATAAAAGACTTATAAGCATACAGGGAGGCATAACAACCTCCCTCAATTTAATAACTAATAAAATTATATAAAAATGGCGTGTGAATCATTAATAGCATATAGCAGAGAATGTGGCTCTAAAGCAGGAGGTGTACAGCGTCTATGGTTGTTAGCTTATAAAGATTTAGGACTCATTGAAAATTCTAATTTACCTTATGAAGTAGGTGTATCAGGAGAAATCACTGATATAGCTTTCAATGGTGATGCTAGATTTGTCAATGTAGGTATTATCAAAAATACCGTAGGAATTACTGAAACTTTAACTAGAACCGTAGAAACTGGAACTTCTGAAATTACAACTGAGCTTACCTTAGTTATATCTCAAATTACCAATGCTTCTAGGTCGTTTGCTCAATCTTTAGCAGACGGTGAGATTGTAGCTCTTATCCAATTGCGTAGTGGAAATTACATTATAGCAGGATTAGATGGTGGTTTAGAGGTATCAACAATTGTAGGAGGTTCAGGTACAGCAGGCTCTGACTTAAACGGATATACAATTACTCTAACGGGTGTTGAGAACGAACTATTGAGGTTGGTAGATGCTAATATCATAGCAGATTTAACTACTGCACCAACCCCGTAATAATTAACCAATTTTAAAAGACTAAAGCTCTTCCTTAATCGGAGGGGCTTTTGTTGTTTATAGACTTCTATACATTAACTATTTATAAGGTATAACTTAAAAAATACATATAAAAATAATGAATATAGTAATTAATAAATCACTTCCGCAACAGCTGATACACATAATGTTCGACTGTTATCCTAGTGATGATGATACACAGACTATGCTTATATACAATGAATACTCTAAGCAGGTCTACTCAATACTTTTAGGTACTAATTACTCACAAACTAAGTATAGAGGTGGTAAATACTTAATAGAAACTCCGCAATTAGAGGGAATAGTTGAGGGTAATTACATTTATAAGGTAATGAATACAGGTAGTTTAGGGTGCTGTGGTTGTCCTCCATTAGCTGTAGGTAATTTGAAGGTACTTATAGATTGTTCAGATGAGGATTTACAGAATGATATGCCTGTTGAGTACGAACCTGATTCAGAAGATACAGGGTATATAGTTTATAAAGAAGAGTATAAATAATTAAAATACTAATAATGGAAAATAAAAAATTAAACAAATCAAATACAGTAGTAGCTAAAATAAAACTATCTGAGATTCCAGAGCCTATACAAAGAGGTAAGGGCGGTAGATTAGGGAATGAAGTTTATACTATGTACGGAGCAAACAACCTCTACCCAAATTACCTTTTAAACCTATATAATAACAGCTCAATTCATAAGTCAATTATAGACTCTAAGGTGAACTATATTTTAGGTGATGGTGTTATCTCTAGTAGAACAGGAAAGCCTGTAGATACTAAGGTAAATGCTAAAGAGGATATAGAAGATTTACTTAGAAAAGTTATTAAGGACTTTGTTATTTTCAACTATTTTGCTATTGAGGTAGTATATGCTAAGGATGGTTCTATCTACGAATTAAACCATATCCCTGCACACAAAATAAGAGCTAATAATGACCACTCTAAGTTTTGGTATAGTGATGATTGGTCAAACCCTAGAACTGGAACTATTGATTTTGATAGATGGAGTAGAGAATTAAACGGGAATTTAGAATCTAAGGTGTATTTCTATAGTGGATACACGCCTACAGTACATAGTACTTACCCAACCCCTGAATATAGTGGTGCTATCAAATCTATTGAGATTGATATTGCTATCAAAGACTTCCATTTAAATAACATTAACAACTCCTTTAGCGGTAACACTATTATATCCTTCTTTAGAGGTGAGCCTACTCCTGAGATTAAAGATGAGATTGTAGATAGTATTACAGGTTCTTATAGTGGTTCTAATGGAGATAAGATTATATTCCAATTCTTAGAAAAGGATGAGCAGGAGCCAAAAATTACTCAATTAAACGCTTCAGATTGGAATGATGCTTACTTAACTCTTAGAGAGGATACAGTAGAGGATATTGTTATAGCGCATAGTGTAACTAGTCCTATGTTATTCGGTATTAAAACTGAAGGACAATTAGGTGGAGCTACAGAGTTAGAAACGGCTTATGAAATCTTCAAACGTAATTGGGTAAAGGTTAAACGTAGAGAAGTAGTAAATGCTTTTAATGATTTAATTGAAGACCAATTTGGTAAAATTGAAATTAAAGATATTGGTAGCTTATTCCCCGTACAATTATCTGATACTCTAAAAGAGAAAATAATGACTATTGACGAACTTAGAGCAGAAGCAGGGTTACCTCCTTTACCTAATGGTGAGGGCAATAGATTATCAACAGCTCCTGTAGTAGTTAAAGAGGAAGCTGTACAGTCTGCTGAAAGTATGGGGTTCTCTAGGTCTTTAGAGGATGATTTAAAGAATGGTGTCAACCCTTATAAAGAACTTTCTGAGGAGGAAGAAAAACAGTTTGAAGAAATAGGTTTGTCCAAAGAGGACACTATTATATTAGATAGAATTAACTTCTCAGAGGATAAGGTAGACACTATAAGGACAACTTTTACTGAGGATAAGGTAGAAGACTATCTAATGAAAAACAGGCTTACAGGTAAGAGCTTTAAGACCTTACAGAGCGATATACAAAAGGCTACAGGAGAGAGATTTTCTATAGATTATATCAAAGAGGTCTATGGTAAATTAGTAGCTCTTAGATTAATCCCTGATACTAAGCTATTGAGTGCTAAAGAGATTGCTCAGATTAGAAACGGATATGAAGGTGTTGTAGACGGTCAATCTAAAGCCTTTGAAGGATTAAGAAAAGTGGAAATTAGATACTCGTATGAAGGTGTAGCCGATGATAAAAACAGAGCATTCTGTCACAGATTAGTTAGAGCTAATAAACTTTATACTAGAGAGGATATACAGAAGATTAGTGCTTTGTTTGGCTACGATGTATTCTCCTACAAAGGAGGCTACAACTGTAGACACCGTTGGCAACTAAATACAGTAGTTAGAAAGTAACAGAGCTCAGTTTTAAGGCATTATTATTCTATGTGAGGTGTACATACCTTTTATAAAAGAAAGTGTCTTAGAACTGACCCTTTACAGTTGAAAACAAAGATTTAATACGTAATAAGATGAACAATTGTAATAACATAAACAGAGATATTAAAATAGAGACCATTTACACTAAAGGAGAGGACGGTGTAGGCATACAATCTATAGTAGCTAATGAAGATGCTTCTATTACTGTTACTCTTACAGATGGTTCTACTCAAACAACAGACCCTTTAATAGATACCTCTTATAGTGGTGTCTACTCTTTAACAGAATGGTAGTAATAAACTTAAATAGTATATAAAATGTCATTTTTCGATAACTTAAATAAGGATTGCTCTAAAGGAGCTAAGGTAGATATAGACATAAATGGAGGTGGTTCAGGTGGTGGAGGTACTGTATATTGGAGTGACATAGTTGGTAAACCATTAGAATTTCCTCCTACTGCTCACACTCACACTATTTCAGATGTAGACGGGTTAAACTCAGTCTTATCTGATATAAATGACTCTTTAGAAGATGCGGTAACAGAGGCTGAATTAACCCCTCTATTAGAAAATAAAGCAAATAAGGTACATACTCACGTTATAAGTGATATAACTGGTTTACAGGGTGAGCTAAATAGTAAAGCCGATTTGACAGATATACCAGATGTTAGTGGGTTTGCTACAACTACTGAACTTACAGATGGTTTGGCAGGTAAGGCTAACACTTCACATACCCATACTATAAGTCAAATAAGTGGTTTACAATTAGCTCTAGATAGTAAATTAAATGCATCCTCTAAAGGCTCTCCAAACGGATTAGCTGAATTAGATGGGAACGGTAAAGTACCTAGTTCTCAATTACCTAGCTATGTGGATGATGTATTATCTTATCCTACTCAGGGTGATTTTCCTTCTACAGGAGAAAGTGGTAAGATTTATATAGCTGAGAATGTCAACTTAACTTATAGGTGGAGTGGTAGTGCCTATGTAGAAATTAGTCCTAGTTTAGCTTTAGGGGAAAATTCATCAACTGCTTACAGAGGTGATAGAGGTAAGATAGCTTATGACCATACTTTAGTAAATGGTAATCCTCATAATACTCAGATAGCAGATATACCTAATCTTACTGATATTATTAATAGTAAAGTTGATAAAATAGTAGGTAAGGGGTTATCTACAAACGATTATTCTAATGCTGATAAGGCTAAGTTAGACTCAATAGGAGAAGAGTGGTTTGGTACGAGGTCTGAGTATGAGGCTTTAGGTACTTATAATCCAACTACTAAATACTTCATAGAAAAGGAGGCATAGATGTTAATTAGAGGAGGAAAAGAATACTCTAGTATGTTCCTAAATGGTAAGGAGTACACTTCATTATTCAGAAATGGAAAGGAGTACGGATTTGCTACTTCTACTTCATTTAGACCTAGAACTCAGGATGTGATAGATTATGCTGCTACTAATGGATATACCTTACCGACCAACTTAATTGCTTATGATACACTTATAGGTGAGTTAGAGGATTCAGGGGTGTTGAATAAGTTGGATATGTTCTATTGCTTTTTTGGGGATAGCGATGCTGAGTTCAAAACTATCAACATAGTAGATGTAACTAAATATAAAGGTACTGTAGGTACAACTGTAGTAAATAGCTTAGATGGTTTAAAAGGTAGTGGTTCTGTTACGGGAGTTATTGATACTAATAACGTATTAGATAGCTACACAGGTAATTATAAATATACAAATGCGTGTAGAGGTTACTTCTTATCTAGTAAAGTAGGTGTTACAGACTACTCTACAGGTACAGTTGACGGGTTAGAGATTGGTTTATTTAGACAATCTATGTCTGTTTGGGCTGATAGTAGACAACGTATTAATTCCGATAGAAATAACTTAAACGCCTCTTCTACTATTTTAAATAGCGCATCTTTTGGAGTAGTTACGTTATCTAGGACTAGTGCCTCTGCTGTTAATATAGTGGTAGTTGGGGCAGGTACTTCTAATTTTACTCAAACGGGGGTTTCTGATGCTTTTGGGTTTTCTCAAAAGATATTTAGAAACAGCTCCTTTTACGGTGTACCTAAATTAGGAGCGTACTTTACAGGAGCGGCTTTAAATGAAACTGAAGCTACTTACATAGACACAGCTTTGAAGAATTACTATAATACTCTTACTGCTTAACTTATACATTAACTTACTAAGAACTAATACGAAAATAATGGAAAAATATAAAGAGCATAGAGTAACTGAATTACCCACCGAGGGCTTACAGGAGGGCGATAAATACCACTTATTAGTAGGAGGAGAGTACTACACTACCTTCATTGTAGATAAGGCTTTAAATCTGATACCTCTGACGGCTATTCCCTCTGAGGAGTACGCACCTCAATCAGATACTGATATATTTGAATAAACTTTAAAATAAAATATAATGAGCAATAAAGTAATATTTGTGAGTGAGCGAACTATTAAAGATAACTCAATCATTGAAGAAAATACAGATTCTAAGATTATCCGCATAACTACTTTAGAAGTGCAGGACTTAGAGTTGAAACCTATCATAGGTAAAACCCTATATAAAGAGCTAGAGGATGAGGTTATAAAGAGAGCTAATGATAACTCTTATGAGATACCTGAGAAGTATGTAGATATGTTGGATATAATCAAACCTTTCATCATCTACGGAGTACTTACTTCAATAGCTGTACCCTTAACCTATAAGGCAACTAATAAAGGCTTTGCAGTTAAGAACGATACTAATGCAGATGTAGCTGATGGTAGAGATTTACAGTTTGTGACCTCATACTACAAAACTAAATTCGATACTTATAAATTAAGGCTTATTGAGGAGTTCAATAAGTCGTGCTCTAGTGGGTTTATGACTCAGGACTTAGGTCAGTCTACAGGTATGTATATTCAATCAGGAGGTAGAGCTAGAAGTAGAGTAAACAGAATAGTCAACAAATACTAATAAGGAGGTTACAATGGTTATAGATATAAACAACATACCCAAACTACATTATGTAGTATATAAAATAACTTCCCCAACTAATAGAATTTACGTGGGGTCTTCTAAAGACTTACGAAAAAGGATGTCTAACTATAAAAACCTCAAATGTAAACAACAGGTTAAACTGTATGCTTCTTTAAATAAGTATGGGTTAGAAAATCATACTATAGAAATTTTGGGGTATGACTTAGGAGAAGAAATGTTAACTAAAGAGGCTTTTTGGGGTAATGAGTTTAAAGTTTTAGATGAAGGAAACTTAAATTGTTTTTTACCAAAAATTGGAGAATCTACTTATACAGTTTCAGAAGAAGTGAGATTGAAAATGTCTGAGAGACTGAAAGGTAAAGTCGGGCTTAGAAAAAATAAACCTGTATCCGATGAATCTAGGAGAAGAATGTCAGAAGCTAAGAAAGGTAAGACTTTAGCAAAGGAGCATAGGGAAAAAATATCCGAAGCTAATAGGAATAGGGATTATAAAGGCAAACTTACCTTAGATTTAAAGACGGGTATATATTACCAAAGTCTAAGAGAGGCATATAATTCCTTAAACTTTAACTTTAGTTATGTGTATCTAAAAGGTATGTTAAGGGGAAGTTTTAAAAACAAAACAAATTTAATTTACGTATAATGAGATATTTGAATTTAACAACATTATCTTCTATTATAGAGGTTTTTTGTCGTAGACACGCAATGATTAACTCGGTTTACGTTTTAAATGAAGTAGACTATAGGTCTACCCCAAATGTGCTTTATCCTGCTACTTTTATTACTCCTGTAGAGGCTAATGTAGAGGGTGCTTTCATATCTCAGGGGTTTGTCATAACTGTAGCTGATATAATGAATACAGTTTTTACAGGAGAGAACAACTTTAGGCTAATTGATGGATGCCAAAGGATAGCAGGAGATATAGTTACTTACTTACAGAATCAAATAGATTTTGAAGCGAGTACTAATATAACTTTCAACAGTTTTGAAGATGAAGGTACTGACAGAACAGCAGGCGTAGTATTCCGTATTAATCTAGTGTACCACAGAGATGACTCTACGTGTGTGTTAGATGATATTGTAACTCTACCTGTACCTATGTGTATTAACATAAACAACAGGACTGTAACCTTTAGTACGTGGCTTCTATATCCTTTTATGGACAGTTATGAAGTAACCTTTGATGGAGGTAACAGTTGGCAACCAATGACTAAGGCAGTCTATTATATAGGGGAAGATGAGATACCTGAGAATACAATAGGACAGCGTTTGAAAGCAGGTGTGTCTTATAATAATGAAACAATTTGGAATGGAGCTGTAATACCCGCTAAAGATTAATTACTATGAGAGATAAATGGACTAGAGAAAGAATAAATCAGTTGCACCCTAGACTTAGGAAAGAAGCTGAGGACGCAATAAATGAAGCTGAGAGAGGACTTCCTGACAATGTGAGTGTGAGGCTTACTTCTGTATATAGGAGCTTCTCAGAGCAGGATAAACTGTTTAATCAAAAGCCTAAAGTTACCAACGCTAAAGGCGGTCAGAGTTTCCATAACTACGGCTTAGCTTTAGACTTTGTTTTAATCATAGATAATAAGGTTGCTGATTGGTCAACTACTAAGGATAGAGATAAAGACGGTGTTTCTGATTGGATGGAAGTAATTAATGCTTTTACTAAAAGAGGTTGGAAGTCTGGTGCTCACTTTAAGAACCTTAGAGATTACCCACACTTAGAGAAGACCTTTGGTAACAGTTGGCAACAGTTATTAAGCAGACTAAAAGCAGGAGATAGTTTTAAAGATAATAATATTGAATACCCAAATTTAGACTAATAAACAAATGTTACTTTTTTATCCTTTATAAGTGCTAAAAATTCCCACCATAGGAGAAAATAATAGGTACTTATATAGGTTGTTACATATATATAGATAGATAATACAATGATAACTACACTAATAACTAACTTTTTAGCCTTTCTTAACTCTTCTAGTTGGATTACGAAACTATTTACTTTGCTGATACTATGGTTTACTCCTGCATTGGAGTTATTCACTTTACTAATGGTTATTATGACAGTAGACTTTCTATTAGATATATGGTTAGTATATAAGAAGTCTAAAGCGTCTGATAACATAAAGCAGGAGATTTGGGAGGCAACTAAACTGTTTCTGACTAAGGTGTTCTTCTATTCAATATTAGTTCTTTTAATGAATGGACTACAACTTCATCTTATAAAAGACAGTTTTAACCTATTCAGATGGGTAGTGGCTATACCTATTATATCAGAGTCCTTTGGAGTTATGAGTACTATAGAGACCTACACTGGTATTAAGGTAATAGACTCTATTAAGAAACTCCTAAAAAATATAATGAGTAGAGAGGGTGTAGATGAGAGTATAATAGATGATATTAAACATATTGATAAAAAGGATAAGGAATAAATATGATGAAATACGATGATATTGGCTTATATTACTAAAATAAGTGAAATATGAAACACAGACAGAAAAGAGGGATTTATATAACTACAATGCTAACGTACCTACTATTAAGTGGGCTTTTAGTGTTTGGCTGTAGTACCAATAGAGAGCTTAGTAAAAAGGGAGAATTTACTGAACAGAAGGCTTCTGAGGAGATTAAGGAAATATCAGATGCTAAAGAGGGAGGGTTCACTTCCTCTAATAAAGAGAATAGAATTAAGATAATTGAAGTGTATGATACTATAGGTGTTATCCGTAGAGAGATTGAATATATAAACTCTCAGAGAGACACACAGTACGTATATAACAATATCTACATAGAAGCCTCTACTAAGAAGGACACAGCTTCAACTAACGTACTTACTAAAGAAGAGCAAATAATCCATAATAATATACTTACCTTAGATGAAGAAACTAGGGAAACTATAGTAACCTCTTTGATACTGGTTTTATTAGCTATTGTGGGTCTAATAGTACTAAACTTTATTAAAAGAAAGCCTAAACAACCTTAATATTGTCATAGGATTGTCAAAAGTTTATTAAATGTGTACCCCCTTCAAATAGTATAAAATGTTTTTACTATATTTGTGGTATCAATAGGAAAGATAGCTTAATACGTGTGTGTAGTTAGTTTTAATAAAAGTGTGTTTTTAAGAGAGTAGGGTGTGGTGACCTACTCTTTTTTAAACCTTTAAAAGTTACCTTAGTCTAATATGACAGAATGTCTTTGGCACAGTATTTGATATAAAAGCTATAGTAGAGAAATAAAAGTGAAAATAAATTTGGATATTAAAAAAATTATGCTTATATTTGCATAAATAAATAAAACATCGTCTGACGGGACTGCTAGTCACAGTCCCTTTATTTGACAAAAAGTGTTACTTTTTACAGGCGATGGAACTAAAGACGACTAAAACAATATTAAACGACTATAAAATAAAAGACGATGATTAAAAACAGAAAAAACAACAGAGTAGTAAAGTGGTACTTACCTATTGGTACAGCCAGTATGCTCACAGACTTAGCTAAGGGTAGTAGCTATTACAAAAAAGAAACTACCACGTTCTTTAAATATGCTTACATTTTACATAAGGTAACTAAACACTTTATGGATATGTATGTAGCTCATAAAGTAAGTAGGTTATTAACTATGGATGACTACTCAGGAGTAGCTATTAGAATTGAAACCTTATCAGATATTTTAGGTTGTAATAATGCTACAGCAATTAGTATGATAGATGACTTAATCGCTATTGGTCTTATAAAGAAAGTAAGTGGTTATGTAGCAGGAGTGCAATCAACTAGATATTCTCTAACTTATGATGCAGATGAGTTTGAAGTAATGGAAGTTTCAGAAGCTGACTGTAAGATACCTTTTAAGATTATTGATAGAAGAAACTCTAAAACAATTAAATCTGATGATGTAGAGACTTATTCAGAGCTTTTAAAAGGTTTAAATATATCTTCTGATGTATATTCTCTTACTTCTATTATCTCTCCTATTCCTTCTACTACTCTCCTCTCTTCTTCTCCTATGATGGGAACTTTGGATGGTAAAAAAGTAACAGACCTTATAAAGATTACAAAAGCAGAGGTAAACGGTTTAGCAGTTAAAGCTATTGAGGATGGAGATTGGTTCTGTCACAGACCTACAGAGGGAAGTAGAGTGCATACTAATCTAACTAATCTTAACAGAAACTTTAGACCGTTCTTAAAGTATGAGGACAAAGAGTTAGTAGAATTAGATATTAGAAACTCACAACCTCTAATAGCATCAATCTTAATTAAGAATTGGTTTGTACAAAGGCATTTAGATATACCTGCTGATGTAAAAGAATATAAAAAGAATTGTGAGAACGGGACTTTCTACGATTACTTTATGGAACTAAACGGAGTGTCTGAGGAAGATAGAGGTGAATTTAAAGTACAGTTCTTTGCAGAGATATTCTTCAGTAAAGTATCTAAGAGAATGACTAAACTTAAAAAACAGTTCATTGAGAAGTATCCTAACTGCTACAAAGCTATATGTGATATTAAAGGTGGGTATGGTAGTAAGACTTATAATCAGTTTGCTATTCTACTTCAAAAGAAAGAGGCTCAGTTAATATTTGACACAATCAATATGGGGTTAATTAGAAAAGGTATACCAGCCTTTAATATCTTTGATAGTATCTTAGTACCAACAGAACACAAAGAGGTCGCAGAGGAGCTTATAATGACCACATTCTCAAAGGAGAACCTAAAACCAACAATTAATTTTACAGAACTAAAAACAAAAAGAGAAAATTTATTAAATAAAGAAAAGATGAGTATTATAGCAATTAACAACAACGGAGTGGTATTTCAATCTCTAAAAGATGAAAAGGTGTTAGCTACATTAACAGTAGACTCACAAAACCAGATTAGAGTAATCTTTGAAGCAGAAGACTTTAGTGCTATCGACATAGAAACAGTTGACTACAACTACCTAAAGAAGTACAACAATGTAATAGAACAGATAGCAGAGGCTAAGGATAATAAAAAAGAGAAGGTATCTAAACTGCTAACTAAATCAGGTAAATTAATAGTTGGACAATTTATCCCTTCAAAAGTAGTAAAAGAATTATTAACTGTTATTTATAAAGAGGTAGATTTAAAAGAGAAGCCAACAGGAACTACTATTAAAGAATACTACTCAGTGAAAGAGCATACAGCCAGAGTAGAAGGTAAATTAACCAAAGGATTTATAGTATTAGGTAAGAAAGCAATTAAGTAAGTATAAATAATTTAAAATTAAAGACGATATGAAAAACTTAATCAAAAACACAATTTTAGTAGTAGTAATGGTAGTATTAGGTTTATTCCTAATAGGATGTGAGAAGAGTAATATAGAGCCTGAAACTTTAACTATAACTACTTACTCTTTTACAGGAGATGTTTCCCCTGTTGCAACTAAGAAGTTTATATCTACTGAAACAGTATTTAAAAAGGATGTAGAGAATGGGTTCTTCACTAAGAAAGTCAAAAGTCTATCAGGGTTAAGACTAGCCTTCACAGTGAAACATAATTATGATGGAGTACAGTTCACACCTGAACAGTTAGCTGTCCAAATATTAGGGGGTTATTTAAATTCTCCTTATGAATATGTAGAGGGAGGCTCAGAAGAGAATATTGAGTATATGATAGAAGTATTATCAGGTTATGGTAGTCACAATCCTTTTAGTAGATGGTATTATTTGAAAGAATTTTTAATCACACAGTAGTCTAAAATATACATTTTACGCAGAATATAAGTGTCATAAAATTGTCATAATTCATTAAAAGGCTGAAATACAGTAAGTTACATAAGTGTACCCCCTTCAAAACCATATTTAAACTTTATATATATTTGCAGTATAGAAATTAAGAGAAACAGTATTATTAACATTTAAAACACACAAACAATGAAAGCATTTTATTTTATTCTTCCTACAATCCTAATCTTAGGCGGTTTTATCGGAATGGCAATGTCCTTATCAGGAGCAGGTTGGGCAGTAATCTTAGGATTATTTTTATATCCTACAGAATTTAGATACACAGATAAACCAAATAAGGAAGACGACAATTAAAAGTATTAAAAGGGGTGTAAAAACCCCTATATGTATTAATGATTAACAACAACACACACTACAGAAATGAAAACTAGCACTACACTACCTAAAGAAGTTATTAACTCAATCACCACTGAGTTGAAAGTTAAAAACTACATTACTAAAGAAATTACTGATAACGTATTTACTACATATAAGATTAGTAAGTCTGGGATAGATTACACTACTCCTATCAAATATAGATACATTGGGGAGATGACAGCTGAGAGAACAATAACACTATCAGAAGATTCATTAGAGGCTGATACAGCTCTTCTAATGCACTATAAAGGAGTTCTTAATATAACGTACCCTGAGAAATTAAATGTTCTTAAAACGTCTGAAAAGACTGTTAAAGGAGATACTACTTATACCTTTAATAGTTCAGATTTTAAAAAGGGATTAGAAGTATGGCTTAAAGCAACAGGTAAGTATAGAGGTTTTCAGGAGACAGAATACTTAGGTAGACTCTTATTTGTTCAAATGAAGCCTGAGTTAGATATATACTTTACTGAAGATAAGTATGCTCCTTACGATGCTGAGTTCACTAACTCTAGAGGAGAGCTTACTCTAGTGGAGATTAAAACTAGAGATATTAATCACGACGATTATAAAGAAGCATTATTTGAAATAGGGAAATTTAATAAAATGAAATATCTTAAAGCTCAAAGGAATGCAGATAAAATGCTTTACATCAACTTCTATAAAGACAATAAAGCTGTATGCTGGACACTGGAGAACTACGAAAGAGTAACTCCTATAACAATGAAAGCTAAGTATCAGACTCACGGGAATAGTATGAAAGTAGATAAATTCTTTAT